GACTTTCGCTGAAATGGTTCAGGGATAATTTCTGCAATGCAGAGAAAGAAACAGCAAAGTGCATGGGCGTTGACGAATATTATCTCATGGATAAAGAAGCAGAGAAAGTGCCTGTTGGTGCAAACAGACTTCTCTATCTGCCATATCTCATGGGCGAAAGAACACCGCATCTTGACCCTGACGCAAGAGGAGTATTCTTCGGACTTTCCGCAATGCACACAAAGCGTGATATGCTGAGAGCAGTAATGGAGGGCGTATCATACTCCCTGAGAGATTGCGTTGAGGTATTCAGAGAAATGAATATCAACGTATCCGACATGATGGCATGCGGAGGCGGCGGAAGCTCACCGCTGTGGAGATCAATGCTCGCAGATCTTTACAACTGTCCTGTAAAAACAGCTTCATCGAAAGAAGGTCCAGCCCTTGGTGTAGCACTTCTTGCAGCAACAGGCGCAGGCATTTACTCATCAGTACCGGAAGCTTGTAAGGCAGTAGTAAAGACCGACAAGGTACAGCAGCCTGAAGCAGAGCGAGTACCTGAGTATGAGAAATACTACAAGCTTTACACAGAGATTTATCCTGCACTGAAAGCAGAATTTGCAAAGCTTGCAAAGATGTAATATAAAACCAAAAGCTCCGATTTGCCGTCGGAGCTTTTTTGTGTTAGAATATTTTGACAACTAAAAAGAGGCTCTCCACAATAGCGGAAAGCCGTTTTTACATATTGGTCGGAGTGACCGGATTTGAACCGACGACCTCTACCACCCCAAACACAAATAGAAAATTTTAGGATATAAACCGCCGTATTTTGTTTAAATATCGGCGGTTTTATTGTGCATAGAATTATTACAAAAAGTTTAGTTTGTTAGTGCGGTATTTTAACAAATTATACATTGACAAGAAATATTACAAGCATTTACGCCGTTTACCTAATGTTATATAATATAACTGTAGTCAAGAGAACTACAACAAATTATTAATTAATTACGGAGGTATGCAAGATGTATATTGTAAAAGGTTTCAAGAAAAATAGCGGCGTTATCAAGGCTACGGGCAAAAAATGGGAAAATTTTTCGTTGTTCTGCCTAAAGGAAAGCAAGGACGATAGCGTAACAGGTTATGAAGTCCATACCGCTAAAGTTTCGCCGTCTATCCTGCAAGAGGTTTTTCCAAACTCTGCGGCTATGATAGATAGCAAAATAAATATAAACTATGGCGTTCGTACTTTCGGCGGTGTTGAAAAACTCGTTGTTGAAAGTATAGACATAATCAAGTAAGAAAGGAGATTAAAGAATATGCCTATTACAGTTCTCACAGGTGAAACAACCGCTATTACTTCGGGTGTAACAACTATTACTGACCTTGTGTCTCAGGTCTGGACTATTATGACAGGCAATCCGCTTGTTATGGTCTTTGTAGGTGCATCGCTCCTCGGCGTTGCAATCGGCGTTATCCGTAAGCTTACAAAGGGCAAGGCTTAATTTCGTGTACAACCGCTTGGGGGCGGAGCTTCTGCTCCGTCCTCTATTTTTTATCGATAGGAGAAAACAAAATGAAAAATGTTGATACAGTATCTAAAAATGACCTGTCAAGTGTTCCGTGGTACATGAATAGAAAACTATTTCATATAATTAACTTTATGCTTTGTATGCTTGATACTTGGCTTTTCATTGCCCCCTTTATAGTTTTTCATGTAATTACTTTTAATAGTATAATTTCATATCCCTTTACTACACCTAAACAAACTGCTTTATTTGGATTTACTTTGTCTTTTCTTTTGGAGTTTATTATACATCATCTTATTTTTTCTGTTTGTCATCTTGTTGATTATTTTAGAAAGGAGAAAAAAATATGAAAACAAAACTTCGGCGGCTTTTGTCAATCTTCTCTGCTATGGTGCTTATGGTCTGCTGTGCCGTCCCTGCGTTTGCTGATGATGTTAGCGGTGGTGGTTCGTCTAGTAACGTTATTCGTGTGAAACGATTTTCACAAATGATTGATTATGCAAAAAATAACAATATTGATATTGAAAATTCTCATTATATTATGACATATTCTGAGGATAGTTCACAGTATTATTGGTGGTATTACATTTTCTTTATTCCTGATGATATTTTGGTTAATGATACATTAATTCTTACACATGGTCGCTATTCATCATCTTTTACTAATTCTTTTATTAAGGCTCGTGTTTCTGACTATGGTAACTCTGACATAGATGATTTAGAATATTGTGCTAATGTTGATGTATCTTCTTTTTCTTTATTTGTTGATGATGATGAACAATCACATTCTTATCCTAATCACATCTTTAAATCTAATATTAAAATAACTAACAACGGCGATGATATAACACCTTCTGATCCTTCCGCCCCACCAGTTCCCTTTACTGTCGATTATTCCCCTGCTCTCTCTGAGGGCATGAGTCGTAAGGGTACACTTGTTGCTCCGGGTGCAAGTAATGACGGACAGGAAATTGAAAGCAATGGTCTTAACGTCCGTGTCACACTAACGGACGAATTTTTAAAACTCCGTGACAGCTATGATGAACTTAAAGATTATACATATGAATTTGTATGTTATATTACTACTTCCCCGCCTGAAAAGTCGTCTTATGAAGAAAGCGTTAAAAACGCTGTTTATACTTCTTTGGACTATGGCAAATATATGTATACTACAAGCGGCGTTGTTGATGATGTTACGGACGACAATAAAGAGCCTGCAGAATGGATAAAGGCAGAGGGCATAAATGCAGGTTACATTATTGGTAAGGGTGGCTCTGTCAAGAATGTTACTATCAATCTTGAAAATCTTGATAGTTCACAGTTCACAGCCGATACAAAGCTTTATATCGTGGTATATGGTCGCTTGACCTCTCTTTCAGTTCCTACTCCTGATTACTTTGACCTTGATAATCAAGGTTATTTGTGCAATCAAGGTTCTTTGAATACAAAGCAGATTGTAACAGTAAATGCTGACCCCGAAACAGGCGAGGGAACAGACGTTGTAATGCCTGATTACTATTGTGTAACGTCAACGGCATTTAATTATAAAGATTATCCTGAATATAAGCCGAAAATCTTCAAGAATGGTGCTGAAATGGATACAAACAAGCCGTTTACTGATTATCTTGATAAGAAGTTGACCCCTGATTATATGTATGATTATGATATGGATAAAAACGGAGAAAGCGGTCTTGCTCCTGACGATTTCAAGAAATATGAGGAACAAAAAAAGCTTGATGAGAATTTCGGTTCTTTCGATTTCGGACTTGACAGCATTAAATCAGTGTTTGACGGCTCGTCCGATTTTTTCAAATTCTTAACCGCAAGTATAGGTATCTTGCCCACAACGTTTTTAACTATTCTGATTTCGTTTTTCGTTATCATGTTAGCAATATGCGTTGTTAAATGGGTCTTGAAATAGGGGGTTCAAAATGGATTGGTTTTCACTTATGAAGTCGCTGTTTGTATCAATACAACACTTGATGTGCTTGCGTATTCGTTTCGGTGAATTTAGTTTTACAGTAGGTGCAATGATTATAGGATTGTTTGTTATATCCTGCTCCGTTGCCCTGTTACGTTATCTTTTCCACAATACATAAGGAGTTGTTAAAATGGTTGCAATATTAAAATTATTCGTCCTGTCACTGATAGTAATTCTTGCTATCAGTGCAGTTCTTGGCTTGGTGGCGTTCTTTATGGACTTGCACGCCTTTAAATCTGATAAAGACTTGTCGCTCCCTCGTAAACGGCTTATTGAAGCATTATTTGAGGAACAAGAGTTAAAAAAGCAATCGACTGAACAGCCACAGAACACGCCACAGATTGACAAGCAAGAGCCTGAGAAAGTGAGGTGGTAAATGTGTTATATGATGTTCAAAATGCCTGTTATCAGTTGCTAAAGCTTCTTGGCTGTGATCTCGCCGCTATTGACGTTATTAAAACTTGGAAACAATTCGGTGTGCTGTGCATTGAATTTGTGTTCGCCTGCCTTATGCTTTTCCTGCTTTGGAAAATGCTTTACAATGCTATGATCCGTTTTTTTAACCCTCGGAGGTGGTAATAATGGTTTTATTCGATTACTTTGTACGCCTGCCGTCTTTGGCGGCGTATGTAGCTTATGACAAGGCTACAGCTTTATATTTTAATTGGTCGCAAATATTCAACGGTTGGGGTATACACTTATTTGTTGGCAAATTCGGAGCCGGAAAAACTTCTCTTATGGTCGCCGAAGCTTATGAACTCTGTCGCAAATATCCGCAGTTGCATATTTTGACAAATATTAATATCAAAAACTTCCCCGACTATACTGAAATACTCCCCTTGAACACTGCACAAGATATCCTCAACGCTCCTAAAAACACGCTTGTACTTATTGATGAAATAGGTACTATATTCAATAGCCGTGACTTCTCGGGCGGTAAATGTGCCGTTCCTAAACCTCTGTTTCAGCACCTTTGCCAATGCCGTAAACGGCGTATGATGATATATGCAACAGTGCAACGTTTCAACTTGCTTGATAAACAAATAAGGGACATCACCGCAGACGTGACCGCTTGCCATACGCATTTCAAGCACCCATTCTGCCGTATACAGACAGGTTATACATATGACATTGAGGAATACGAACTTTATTCGGAAAATAAGGCTTATACACCTGCACAGATGTATAATAGAACGTATCTACAGACAAATAAACGCCGTCAACTCTACGATACATCACAGCTTGTCACGAATATGTTACAAAAAGAGTATTTGTCCGATGAAGAAATAATCTCCAATCGTGAGGGCATAGAGCCTAATACACAGCCACTTGACCGAAAGCAAAAGAAATCTATTCGTAAGCGGAAAAATGCTTGGTAAATGAAACAACTCGCAGTGGTTGCCGTGAGGC